AGGCCGAGGACAAGGCCGGCGTGAAGATGGACGTCTGACACGTGTCGTGATCATCGCCCGGCCGGCCGGACCGTCCGCGCCGGCCGGGCACCCGATCGATCCTCCAGTTTCCAGAAAGGTTTCCTGCTATGTCGACTTCCGATTACGTCGGTGATGACGGCCTTCTCGACTACACGCCCGGTTCCGCGGTCGCGGCCGGGGACGTGGTCGTCATCGGATCGCTCGTCGCCGTCGCCCCGCGTCCGATCGCCGCCAACGCGCTCGGCACGCTCTCGATCGAGGGCGTCTACTCGCTGCCGTGTGCGTCCGGTGCAACCGGCGCCCAGGGTTCGGCGATCAACTGGTACGCCACCTCCGGTGTCGCGCATGCGTCGACCGGTGTGGCCGCCGGCAAGCTCGCGAAGGCGCGCGCCGCCGCCGACACGACGGTGGACGTGATCCTGAACAAGTAGGCCGTCGAGACCCACGCAACCCGCCGCCGGCGCGTGCCGTCACGCGCCGCGGCGGCGTCGTGGACAGGAGTGACCGATGGCCGACCTGCTCGCATCCGGTGCTGCGTGGCTCGCCGACCGGCTGGCTGCGTCCGCCGGGCGGACGGTGCGGTACGTGCGCGGTCAGACGACGGCCAACGTCACGGCGACGGTCGGGCAAAGCCTCTTCGAGGCCGCCGGACAGAACGGCGTGATGGAGCGGTGGGAGTCACGTGATTTCGTGATCAAGACGGGGTCGTTTCCGCTCGGCGTGCCAGAGCGGCACGATCGCGTCATCGACACGCAGGGCGGCGCGGACGTCACCTACGAAGTGTCTGCCCCGCGCGGCGTTCCTGTCTGGCGATACGGCGACGGGTTCCGGGCGACCATGCGAATCCACACGAAGGCCGTGGCTGACGACACCGCTACCTCCCCTGCCCTGCTGGTGCGGTGGTACGGCTCGAGCACGTCCGCGGCGATCACCGACGAGCAGATCGTTGCCCAGCTGTCGAGCGACATGGCAGACGCTCGAGCACAGACGCGGTCGATCGTGGCGTCGGCCGCCTACCTCTACGTGGTGCTGCCGACCTCGTTCGGATCGCCGACGTTCACGATCGGCGGCCTGGTCAACTCCGCCTGGCAGACCACCACCAGGTCGATCACGTTCGACGGGCAGGCCGCGCGCAGCTACACGGTGTACCGTTCGACCTACCCGATCACCGGCACCGTCGTCCTCGTGGTGACCTGATGGCGCAGATACAGGGCACCAACGTCGCCGCACCGGTCGTGCCGTTCGACACGACCGACGTGCATCCCAGCCACGAGGCGCTTTACGGAAAGGGCGGCTACCGCACGGTCGCTGACAACGCGGCACGCGACGCGATCCCGTCAGCACGCCGCGAAGCCGGGATGCTGGTGCACGTCGCTGACACCGGGCTGCTCTGGCAGCTCGGTGCCGACCTCACGACCTGGTCGGCGTTCGCGACGAGCGGCGCGACCGGGCCAACCGGCCCGCATGGATCTACAGGCGGCGTCGGCGCCACAGGCAGCACTGGCAGCACTGGGCCGACTGGTGCGGCCGGCCAGTCGATCACCGGACCCGCTGGTGCCGTTGGCAGTGCAGGTGCGACGGGGCCGACCGGTAGCCAAGGCGTAACCGGGTCGGCAGGGCCGACCGGACCTGCAGGCGTCGCCGGCCAGTCAGGACCGCAAGGAGTCACAGGTGCGACAGGGCCGACAGGTTCGTCCGGGGCAGCGGGTGCGGCCGGCAGCACGGGAGCGACGGGGCCGACCGGCAGCCAAGGTGCAGTTGGTGACGTCGGAGCAACCGGCCCCACCGGCGCCCAGGGCGTGCAAGGCAGCCAAGGCGTGACCGGCCCGACGGGTGCGTCCGGTGCCGTAGGAGACGTCGGCGCGACTGGGGCAACTGGCAGCCAAGGCGACGTTGGCGCAACTGGTGCGACAGGGCCGACCGGTTCGCAGGGTGACACGGGCAGCACTGGGCCAACGGGCGCCCAAGGCGTACAGGGCATCGAAGGCGTCACCGGACCGACTGGTGTCGCCGGCGCGCAAGGCGACGTTGGCAGTACTGGTCCCACAGGCGATCAAGGCGACGTTGGCGCGACCGGCCCCACCGGCAGCACCGGACCACAGGGCAGCGTCGGTGATGCCGGTGCAACCGGGCCAACGGGTAGCACGGGCGCCGTAGGCGGCGTCGGCCCAACAGGCCCGACAGGCGCACAAGGCGACCAAGGAAGCACCGGCCCGACGGGCGCTGCCGGCACGCAAGGTGATGTCGGCGCGACAGGGCCAACTGGTGCGACTGGTGAGCAGGGCGTGACCGGCCCGACAGGAAGCGCTGGCAACGCTGGCGACGTCGGCGCGACAGGACCGACAGGCAGCACGGGACCGCAAGGTGCCGTGGGTGATGTCGGAGCGACGGGAAGCACCGGCCCAACAGGGCCAACCGGGTCCGTCGGTGCGGCTGGCGACGTTGGCAGCACAGGCCCAACCGGGCCTACCGGCGCCGTAGGCCAGCAAGGCGAGCAGGGCGTCACCGGACCGACGGGCGCGACAGGCTCACAGGGCGATGTCGGAGCAACAGGCCCGACCGGCGAGCAAGGCGAAGTCGGATCGACAGGCCCGACCGGCATCGAAGGCGTGACCGGCCCGACTGGTGCCGTTGGTGGCGAAGGCGTGACAGGCCCGACCGGCGATACAGGCCCGCAAGGGTGGTTAGGCGAGGTCGGGGCAACTGGCAGCACAGGGCCAACGGGAGCGGGCGGCGTCACGGGCGATGCCGGTAGCACAGGCCCAACCGGACCAACGGGCGCGACTGGCGCCGCTGGCGATCAAGGGCAAGAAGGTGTGACCGGGCCGACCGGCGCCACCGGCCCTGCCGCCGTCGGTTTCACCGACGGCGACAAGGGGGACATCACGATCTCGAGCACCGGCACGGTGCTGACGATCGACAACGACGCCGTCACCTACGCCAAGCTGCAAAACGTCTCCGCCACCGACCGCCTGCTCGGACGCTCATCAGCGGGCTCGGGCGACGTGGAGGAGATCACCTGCACTGCATTCGGTCGCAGCCTCATCGACGACGCCGACGCAGCCAGCGCACGCACCACGCTCTCCGTCCAGCCTACGGCGTCGCCCGCGTTCACGGGTGCGGCGACCTTCGACAACACCGGCAACGTCGTCCCGCTCACCATCACCAACACGGGCACGGCGAACTCGTTTGTCGTCAACGACGCGAGCGGTGATGCGTCGCCGTTTGTGATTGATGCAAGTGGGCGAGTAGGCATCGGCACTTCATCGCCCGGAGCGGAACTTGAGGTCGCAGACAGTTCGTCAGACAACGACGTGCGCATCAACCTGAGGGCTAACTCCACAGCACTTAGTCAGGTTGGTGCATCATCAACACAGATGTTTGTGGACAGCGGAGGGGCTCGCCCATTTGCTGTATACACAAGCAGCACGCTTCGGTTCACCGTAGGAAGCGACGGCGTCTCCACATTCTCCGGCCAACTCCTCGTCACCGCAGGCAGCGCGTCGGCGTGCGGCGTGGCGTTCAGCGGCGACGGGAACACCGGGCTGGCGCAGATCGGCGGGGCGGATACGGCAAGTCTGGTGACGGCTGGGGTGGAGCGGGTGCGGGTTGGCAGCGGTGGCGGCGTAGGCATTGGGACGACAACCACCACCGATGCGCTCAATGTCGTCGGCATCACATCGCACTACCAATCAGCCAATGGAACGCCAGCGCTTGGGAGTAAGACTTACTACTCAGCGTGCTTTGAAAACTTTTCCGCTGGATACGGGCTTGCGTTGGGTGGCGTGCAGGGCGGAAACGGTGCCGCGTACCTACAGGTCCAAAGTTTCTCGTCAGCCGTCGCCTATCCGATGTATTTGCAAGCGCTCGGCGGCGAAGTGCTGATCGGCACCACCACCGACAACGGTGCCTACCTGCTCCAAGTCAACTCCCAGATTTACGCAACCAACGCAACAATCGCCACATCCGACGCACGTTTCAAAACCAACGTCGAATCACTGACCGATGCCACCGCAGTGATCGAAGCACTGCGTCCCGTTGCCTTTGATTTCCTGCCGCACGCTGAGCGGAACTTCGCCACCGAGCGACAGGTCGGACTGATCGCACAGGAGGCGCAGGCGGCGCTCGCTGGTTGCGACTACGCCGACAGTGTGGTGGCACAGTGTGGCGACCATCTCGGACTCGCCTACGAGAAGTTGGTTCCGGTGTTGATCCGAGCATTGCAAGAGAGCAACGCACGCATCGCAGCACTAGAGGAGAGGATCAATGCCTGACATCCACGTCCTTTACACCTCGCCGGATGCGACCGTCAGCATCAACGCCGTCTACGACCGCGTCTGGCTGCGAGAGGTAGTGATCAGCGCACCGCAGATCGGCGGCGAAGCGGAAGCCCGCGTGATGTTGACGCGCTACCGTCTCACCGACACGGGCGTGGAGGAGGCACCCGCCGAGCCGCTGCGGTTGCACCTCACGGACCTGCTCGCGGGGGCGGACGCGGACCCGGACCTCGCAAATGCGATTGGGGCGATCATGGCGTATGTCGCTAAGGCGGGCATCGAGCAGGGCGTGATTGCGCCTCCGCAACCCTAACCGCACCCCCTCCGCTGCCGGCGCCGGCCGGCGGATAGTGTCACCATGCCGTTCTACAGCCTCCCGTCCGGTGGATCGCCCGTCCTCGCCGGCGTCACTGCGCCAACTGGCGGCGTCGGCAACGTCGGTGACCTGTTCATCGACAAGGCCGCCCAGCTGCTCTACGGACCGAAGGAGGCCGGCGGATGGCCGACAGGGCCGATCGACCTGTCGAACGGTCCGACAGGCCCAACTGGGGCCGCGTCGAACGTGACTGGCCCGACGGGTGCCGCCTCGACGGTGACTGGTCCGACGGGCGTGACAGGCCCAACCGGCCCGACAGGCGCCGCGTCCACGGTCACAGGTCCAACTGGCAGCACAGGCCCGACCGGCGTGACAGGCCCGACCGGCGCAACCGGGTCAACGGGTGCCGCTTCGACGGTTACAGGCCCAACAGGCAACACGGGTCCGGCTGGGTCGGTCGGAGCAACAGGCAGCACTGGCGCCACGGGTCCTGAAGTGACCGGCCCGACAGGGCCAACCGGTGTGGACGGCCCGACAGGGCCATCGGGCGGCCCAACAGGACCAACGGGCGAAGCTTCGACAGTGACCGGCCCAACGGGCAGCGCGGGGGCAACCGGAAGCACCGGCCCAACCGGTGCCGCATCGACCGGGCCGACAGGTCCGTCCGGCGGTCCGACCGGCGCAACAGGCCCGACCGGTCCGTCTGCCATTGGATTGATACTTGCCCTGTCATAGGTGACACATGGCCGCGCCCAACATCGTCGGACCGTCAAGCATCCTTGGAAAAACCGCCGTTCTGTCGTCCGTCACGGGCGCCACTGGGACGGTCCTTCTCAACAACGCCGCCAGTAGCGGCAAGGTGCTGCAGGTCACCGCGCTCTACGTCAGCAACGTCGACGGCACCAACAACTGTGACGTCACGGTCAAGGTGCACGACCAAGACGACGGCGGCGGCACCGGGCGTGCCCTGTGCTCGACGGTCACGGTGCCCGCGGACGCCACGCTGATGGTCGTGACCAAGGACAGCACGCTGTGGCTGGAGGAGGATCGGTCGATCGTGGTGACGCCGTCGGCATCGAACGACCTCGAGTTCGTGTGCAGCTACCTGGAGATTTCGTGACGCTATGGGGCGACTTCCAGGCGGCTACATCGGGATCGGTCCTGCGTCTCCGACGACGAGCAGTGCCGTGGGCATATGGCCGCTGCACCTGCAGTATTACTACAAGCGCAACGGAATGTGGCCGTTTGCGGGCGACCAGAACTTTGCCGACGTGTCGCTGCTGATGCACATGAACGGCACGAATGCCAGTACGACATTCACCGATTCATCGAGCAACGCATTCACGGCCACGGCCTACGGCAACGCGCAGATCAGCACCGCCGAGAGCAAGTTTGGCAACGCCAGCGGCAAGTTTGACGGCAACGGCGACTACGTGCAGATCACGTCGGCCACCGCGCTAGAGCTAGGTGCTGGTGACTTCACCATCGAGCTTTTCTATTACCACGACGGTGGCAATCAGCAGTACGCGGGCCTGGTAGGAAAAGGCGCCGTCAGTAGCACCGCAAGCGATACGTGGACGCTGGAATTTGGCGGGTCTGGTCTTATCTTTGTCGCGTGGGCGAACAACTACGAAAGCGTCACGTGTGCTGCTCCTGGCAATAACGCATGGCATCATGTCGCGGTGACGCGCAGCGGATCAGACCTGCGAATCTTCACAAACGGGACGCTACAGCAAACCGCTAGTTGCTCGTTCACGATTGGAACCAACAACAGCGGCCCGGTCGTGATCGGTGGCGGTGCGTACGCACCCACCACCAGGTCGTTCAGCGGCTACATCGACGAGCTGCGGATCACGAAGGGCGTCGCACGGTACACGGCCAACTTCACGGCACCCACCGCACCATTCCCCGACGCATGATCCTCGTCACCGGCGGCGCCGGGTTCATCGGCAGCCACATCGTCGAGCAGCTGCTCGAGGCCGGCCACCGGGTCGCGGTGCTCGACGACCTGTCCACCGGCCAGGCCGCAAACCTGCCGCACGGCGTGCCGGTGCACGTGGTGGACGTGCGTGACGCGGCGGCCGTGCTGCGGGTATTCGGTGAGCTGCGGCCGACGGCCGTCTGCCACCAGGCGGCACAGATATCCGTCAGCCGCTCCGTGCGGGACGTGGCGATCGATACGCAGGTCAACGTCCTGGGCACGATCAACGTGCTGGACGCCGCGGTGCGGCACGACTGCCGGCGGGTCGTCTTGGCGTCGAGCGGTGGTGTGGTCTACGGCAACGTGACACAACCGGCGGTCGAGGCGGCCATCCGCGAGCCGGTCAGCCCGTACGGCATCGCCAAGCTCACCGGAGAGCGCTACCTGCAGTGGTACACCAACCACTACCACCTACAGGCCGTCGCGCTCCGCTACGCCAACGTCTACGGCCCGCGGCAAAGCCCGCACGGCGAGGCCGGCGTCGTCGCGATCTTTTGTGGCCGGCTGCTCGCCGGCGAGCCAGCGCTCATCCACGGCACAGGCTGCCAGGTTCGCGACTACGTGCACGTCCGCGACGTGGCCCGCGCCAACGTGCTGGCGCTGACGGCAGACCTGCCTTACGGCACCGCATACCAGGTCAACGTCGGCACCGGCGTCGGCACCAGCGTGGCCCAGCTCGAGCAGCTCGTCCGAGGCCACCTGGAGGCCGTCACGGGCCGGCCGCTGCCGCCACCCGCCATGGGCAAGGCCCGGCCGGGAGACCTCGCCAGCAGCCTTGTGGACGCGTCCTACGCCTACGACCTCCTCGGATGGCGGCCGACCGTCGACCTGCCGGCCGGGATACGCGAAACCGCCAGGTATTTCGCCCAAACCTGACCCCCTCCGCGGCCTCGGCCCGGGTGGTCACGATTGCGGCATGGTCGACCACCTCGCGGGCCTTGTGCACCACGCGTACTACTGCGGCGAGATCGCCGCCGGCCGGCGTGCGGCCGAGCGCCTCTTGGCCGTGCCCGGCCTGCCAGTGGACGTCGAGCAGCTCGCCCGTGCCAACCGCGCGTGGTACACGCCGCTGGTGTCCGAGTTGGTGCCGGCGGCACGGCAGGTGCGGATCGACGTCACGCCGGCGAACGAGGGCTGGTCCACGTTCAACCCAACGCTCGCGGTCGTGGCCGGCGACCTGATCGGCATCGTGCGGTCGAGCAACTACGCGATCACCAACCACCAGTACGTGATGCCGGAAGCGGACGGCGGCGTGATTCGCACCGACAACATCTTGGTCAGGTTCGCCCCAGACCTGTCGGTTGTCAGCCAGCGGCTGTTGGTCGCACCGGACTATCCGAAGTCGGGCTACCCGGTCGACGGCCTCGAGGACTGCCGGCTGCGGTACACCGCCGACGGCCTGGGCGTGTCGGCCACCGTTCGTAATGCGGCACCCTGGACGGACGGACGCTGCCGGATCGCCACGGCGGACCTCGACCTGCGGTCCGCCACGCTCACGAACCTCCGCGTACTCGACAGCATCTCGACGCAGGAGCATGAAAAAAACTGGATGCCACTCATGGGATCGCCGGGCGGCTGGCTGTACGCGTGCCACCACGACGGCCACCTGGTCACCGTGGACTCTAACCCTGACGTGCCCGGCGGCTACCTGCTGTCGCGTCGCGCCGCCACCACGCCGCTCGGCCGGCGTTTCCGCGGCGGGTCGCAGCTCGTGCCGTTCGACGGCGGCTGGCTCGGCGTGGTGCACGAGGTGTGCTACGTCGGATCGCAGCGGGTCTACGAACACCGGCTGATATTCCTGGACGAGTCGCTGCGTCTGGCCAAGGTCTCGCCGTGGTTCTCGTTCCACACGCCGCGCGTGATCGAGTTCGCGGCGGGGATCGCGTTGACTGGTGACACCTGCGTCATTTCGTACGGCCTGCACGACGCCGAGGCGTGGCTGTGCGAGCTGCCGGTGGCCGCCTGTCGGGAGCTGCTCGATGCCACCCTCTAGAGAGCAGGTGCTGGCGGCGCTCGTGGACGTTTGGCGCCACGACGATTGGTTTCGGCTGACCGACGACGTGGCCGGCCACTACCTGAACAAGGCCGCCTTGTGCGCCGAGGTAATGCCGCAGACGGTGCTCGAGATCGGCACGCGGTGCGGGTACTCGCTCGCGGCGTTTGCCGTGGCGGCGCCCATGGCGCGGTACCTGTGCATCGACGGTGGCCTCGACGACGACTCGCCGGCCTGCCTGAAGCACTGGCACACCGTGCGAGCACGCCGCGGCATCGACGCACAGCTCGTGGTCGTGGACACACAGCACGTAAGCGAGCTTCCGCCGGCGGATTTCGCGCACGTTGACGGCGATCACTCGTACGCCGGCGCGCTACGGGATCTGCGGCTGGTGGCGGGCTGCCCGACCATTCTGGCCGACGACGTCTGCAATCCGCACGTCCGGCGGGCTGTGCTGGAGTTTTGCGCGCAGCACAACCGACCCGCCAGGTGGATCGACGACGGACTCCGGCAGTGCGCGGTGATCACATGAAGATCGGCATCTACGCGCTCGCGAAAAACGAAGAGTCGCACGCGCTCGACTGGGCGGATTCGACCGACGGCGCCGATGTGGTCGTCGTCACCGATACCGGGTCGACCGACACGACGCCGCAGCGGCTGCGGTCGGCCGGCGTCACGGTGATGACTGGCAACGTCATCCCATGGCGGTGGGACGACGCGCACAACCTGTCGCTCTACCACCTGCCTGATGAAGTGGACGTGTGCGTCCGCCTGGACCTCGACGAACGCCTACAGCCCGGGTGGCGGGAGGCGATCGAGCGGGCCTGGACGGGCAACGTCAACAACCTGCGCTACCGCTACGTGTGGTCGTGGCGTTCGCCCGGAGTGCCCGGGCTGGTCTTTCTGTCCGACCGCGTGCACGCCCGCCGTGGGTTCCGCTGGTCGGCACCCACGCACGAGGGCCTCGTGTGCTGGTCGGGCGAGAAGGTGCAGGCCGTGGCCGACGGCCTGGAGATCCACCACCACCGCACGCCCGGAAAGCGGCACAAGACGGACCTCCAGCTGCTCGAGGTCGCCGTGCGGGAGGCGCCGCACGATGCCCGCGCCCACTGGTACCTGGCCCGCGAGCAGGAGTGGGTGCAGCACCCGGCGGCGGCCGCCACGTTCGTGCACTACTTGACGCTGCCAGGGACATCGACGGAGCGATCGTACGCCTATCGGGCGCTGTACCGCCTGACGCACGACGAGCAGCATCTGCACAAGGCCGCGCATGAGGCCAAGGGCGAGCCGGACGCGTGGCAACAGCTCGCCTACCTGCACTACCAGCGGCAGGAGTGGCGCGAATGTCTGACATTTGCCGAGGCCGCGATCAATGCGACCGGCGAGCCGACACACGCCACGGATCCTGACGCAGTTACCCGCGCGTACGACCTGGCGGCGGTAGCTGCGTGGAACCTGGGCGAGCGGCCACAGGCCCTGCAGTACGCACGCGAGGCCGTGCGACGATGCCCGGACGATCCGCGGCTGGTCAAGAACGTCGAGCAGATGGAGGCGGCATGAGCACGCTACGCGAGATCGCCGACGCGCTGGCCGACGGCCTCGACGCCGAGACGTTCACCGCGGTGACCACGCAGCCGGCCGTCGAACGCGTCAACTGGCCCACCTACACCATCGAGGACATGGCCGATCCGGTCATCGCCGTGATGCCGGGCACGGTGGCGATCGAGCGGGTGGATCGCACCCACCACCAGTACGACTACCAAGCCACCGTATTCGTCGGCCGGCACACACCGAGCGACGAGCTGGCCGACGAGATGCTGGACCTGGCGGAGGAGGTCGCGGACGTGATCCGCGCCCACGCGTGGGATCAAGGTGTCACGTTCCCGGCCGGCGTGACATCGCCGGTCGAGGTGGCGATCGAGATCAACCCGGACGACGCACTGTCGGAGCGGAACGTGTGGCGGGCGGTCGTCACCGCCACCTACAGGGTGTTCCGCTGATGGCCAAGGTCGGCGGCAACAGGCGTCCAGTCTCGGCCACGACGGCCGCCCAGCGGGCGATGACCGCCAAGGTCAAGGGGCAGTTTTTCGACCGCGCGAAGGTGCGGCGACTGCTCGAGCGAGCGAATTACGAGGCGCTGAAGAAGGCCGGCATGGACATCCGGCAGGCGTCGAAAAAGGGCATCGGACAGAACGCGCCCAAGAAGACGAAGGCCGGGCAGCGCGAGGTCAAGGCCGGCGCCGTCGTCGAGTTTATGAATGGCCTGTACCGGGACCTGACGATGCTCGGCAGCGGCAAGCCGCGGCCGGCAGGCAAGCCGCCTAAGTCGTGGGCACCCAAACGGTGGCTGTACTACGACATCATGTACTTCTGGGACAACTCGTCCCGCAGCGTGGTCATCGGCCCGCTCAAGTCGGACTGGCTGGCCAGGCTGCACGAGTTTGGCGGCACGCTGACGCTCACGGCCTGGCGGATCGGCGTGGGTGCCGCCAGGCGTGCCAAGGACGCACGCGACGCCGGCAAGCCGATTCCGAGACGTGCTGGCGGCGAATACGACTACGGCGCCATTTTGTGGACGCACAAAGGATTCCGCGGATCGCGTAACTGGGACAAGACGACGATCACGCGTTCGGCACGCTACCCAAAGCGGCCATTCATGGCGGGAGCCGCCGGCGTGCAGAAGGTCGTGGCGCGTATTTTCACGCGTTTCCGCGACACCATACGCGCTGCCTGACGGCCACACCCCCTGCGGCGGATCCTGCCTGCACCCGTACCCTGCCAGTGACACCTGCAGGAGTCACGCATGGCCATCACGCTCGGCAAGGACGTCACCATTACGGGCATTACCAATGCCCGTTCGGTGACCGTCAACAACACCGCGAACGAGGTGGACGTCACCAAGTTCGGCGACACGGCCCGCAAGTTCATCAAGGCGCTCGTCGAGCAGACCGTCGAGGTCGAATGCGTCGACGATCCTGGCGTCGAAGTCGACGACACATTTACGCTCGGAGGAACGGACACAGGGAACGTCGTATACGTCGTCACCAACGTCGCTAGGGCCGAGCCGATCGACGGCATCATCACCTACACCGTCAGCGGCCAGCGCTACAAGACACAGTCCTGACCAGGAGACACATTCGCCATGGCCATCACCCTCGGCAAAGCCGCAAGCGCCCCACCGTTCGGCACCGACGTCATCTCCGCGACGTACACGGAGGAGGCGGAGGTCATCGACGTGTCGAACCGAGGCAACGTCGGCACGGGCACCATCGGTCACAGGGCCTTCGACACCGGGTTCAAGTCGAAGCTATGGGAAATCGAGTGCCACGACGCCACTGGCGTCTTGGCACAGCTGACCAGCAACACCGCGACATCCAATTTCGTCGTCATGGGCGTGACGGAGAACATCGGCATCGATGGCGCCGTTACGTTCACGATCACGGCACGCGAGGGAGGCATCTAGGCCGTGGCGATCACGCTCGGCAAAGATGCGACCCTAAGCGTAGGCGGCACGATCGCCAGTGTGCGGAACGTGCAGTTTCGCGCGTCATCTCGCACGATCGAGATCGAGGAATACGGCACGCGGGAGGCGGCCGTGTACTCGACCGGCTGGAACGCCTCGGTGTCGTTCGAGATCAACGACGATGCCGACATGGACCTCGACCTGCTGCTCGACGGCACGCTGGTGGCCGTGAGCGGCGGAGAAGCCGGCTGGTCGTTCAACGCGATCGTGACGGACATCACGGAGGCCGCATCGCTCGACGGCGTCGTGACGTGGCAGGTCGAGTGCGCGTTGACCCGATCGGGCTTGAGGACGTGACCTATGCGTGAGTTCAAGGACGACGAGGGCCGGCCATGGCGGCTGGTGATGACCGTCGGCGCTGCGGCCCGTGTCCGCGACCTGGTGCAGATCGACATCGTCGACGAGGAACCACAAGCCGACGGGTCGACCCGCAAGGTTGATCGCCGGATCCCGTTCGACTTAATCGACGTGTCGAACATCGGCCGCGCCCTCGAGGTGATCCGCTCGCGGTACACGACCGTTGGCGAGGTTCTCTACGCGATGATGTGCC